GTAGTCCGACAGACCCTTAAGACCACGGGGGAAAGCCACGTCTTCCACAGGCATCGCATAGAACTCCTCGCGGAACTCGTCGATGTACTTAGTCAGCGAGTCTTTGCCTTGATTGAGAAGAATGTTGATCGCCTTCTTAATCGAGTCTCGGCACACCTTCGGAGTAGAAGACCTGACTGCCTCGATGCCAACCATCTTGATCTTAGGAGTAGTGTAGCGAACTCCCTCGTCATCGTAGGACTGCATCACGTAGTGCTTCTTACCAGTCCACAGCCCCTTATCGGCGATGGACTCGCGCTTCATGTGCATCTTTTGTTGATAAGCGTTAGTAAGTCGAGACAACTCTTCATAACACGAAGCGATATACGGTTCAATCTTCTTCTTACACGCAGTGTCCAAGAAGTCGACCACTCGAGTTGCCTGGTCATGATCAGGTCGTCCACCAAAGCTGAAGCGCACCAGTTTATCAAGGTTAACGTACATCGAATCCGTATCGCACGCAATGACATAATCTTCTCCATCAGTCTTAAGCAGACTATTTAGGAAGTCATTCATGTGTTCTTCGATCCAGCGAATGGAGAGCTGGCCTGCTGTGGTGATGGCTTCTGCGTTGTCGGCGTTGAACCAACGGAAGTACTTGTTACCGAGGGCGCCGTAGGCCGAGTTGAGCTGAATCTTCTTGGCCAACTGCAGGTTGTGATAAGCCGAGATCTTCTTACCCCAATCAGGATCCTTGGTCTCCTCGAACTTCTTCTTGGCTTCGATCATCAGCTTCTTGTACTTGTTGCGATCGTCGAACATCTTCTCCATTAGAGCGGCGAGGAATCCTTGCTTCTCGCGAGTGTAGATGCACGAGTTAGGAGTGACGTTGACGTCGTTCTCCTTCATCCACTTACCATACTTCTTGAACATGTCTCCTTCGAGGATTTGCTCGATGGTGTATGAGTCGGCGATCTTGCCGCGATAAGTATCAGGCGAGATGTTGTATTGCATGATGAGATGCGGATACAGCGAGGTCAAGTCGAATGAGACCACCCACTCGTAGAGATTAGGCTTAGGTTCTTTGACGTAACCACCGACGATATCGAAGTGCTTAGTACTAGGAGAGAAGTGAGGGACCACTACGCCTTGATCGAGCAGATAGTTGTGGATAATAGTGTCCCACATTCTAACTGTAGTGAAGCAGTCTTCGTAGTTCACCTTAGCGTCGTAGGCGATGGCCATGACCTGCTCGATGAAGCGATGCTTATCCTCGAGCGCAGCGACCAGGTTGACGTCTTGAATGTTGTACTCGATGTAGAGCTGATGATTCCTCTTATAGAGGTCGTCAAGAGAAGTGTAGCCGAGTGACTTATAATCCACCTTCTTATCGCCGAGGTCTTTCTCGGAGATGTAGTCGAGGGTGTAAGACTCTTGATTGCTGAAACTGAACTTCTTGTAGAGTCTCATGTAGTCGAGGATGGCGATACCATTCGGAGAGTAGACCTGCACCTCTCTACCCTTGATCTCGATCGTACGCATGTCGAGGATCTTCCACGGCGACAAGCGCTTGGCGGTATCCTCACCAAACAAACGAGTGATGCGATTGACGATATAGGGAAGGTCGAACTGCTCGATGAACCAGCCAGTCAAGATGTCGGGCGAGAAGTAACGAGACTCCCAGAAGTCCAGGAATTGCTCGAGGAGTTCATGCTCATTAGAGCACTTGACGTACTCCACATTAGGGAGATGCGGCTTATAGTCCTTAAGCCCGAGCGTGACGATACGACTACCACGCTTGAGAGTAATGGCTACGATCGCCTTATCGGCAGTCATGACGTTGGGGAATCCAGAAGAAGAGTCGGTCTCGATATCCAGTGTCACCACTGACACGAGCGAAGGATCGTATTGGATCTGACCAGGATACATCTCATTGATGCAGGCATACTCGTAGTTAGTGGAGCCAAAGATGTCTCTGTTGGCGACACCTGAATTGGCCTCGATCCACTTCTTAGACTCCCACATGGATTCTTGTTGCACTTCCATGACCTTGCGACCATCTAGAGTACGAAACTCAGACTCGAAATCAGGCTTACTGGAAGATACGTAGAGAGTCGGCTTGTAGTGTACCTTACGAATTACTCGCTCGCCGAATTCATATCCACGAATAAGCACGTAGCCTTTGTGTCTGAGGAAGTTCGTATAGAATAACATGATGCCTCATTTGCTGATGAGTGAAAGACAATAGAAGAACGAGTGGTCCACTCTGCATTCATACCACACGTTGATCTTAATGTAAATGGCAAAAGCGAAAATCAGAGGAATTAAGGTGAGCCCGAATAAGAATAACCATTCGACGAGACCTACTTTCATCACACGACCCTGTCATATAGAACGTGAGTCTTCTTCCACGCCTTGCGCCAAGTATCATAGAGATCAGGAATCATGTAGTTTTGTAGGACTCTATCCATCGCTTCGAGAGTGTAGAGCATATCTGACATGTCGTCTTTCTCGAAAGCCTGTAACGGACGCTTCTCAGATTCTCGAATAGTCTCCGCTACGCTAGTAGCAATGCTCGCGTAGTCTTGCATCAGAATGGATACCAGCGTCTCAGCTTGTTGGCTATGATCTAGTTCGATTCTGACAGATCCATTAATCATCATAGTCCTGCCTCTTCTCTTAGTTGCTTATAGATAGCTTTTACACGATTAGGATTCATGGAACCGTTAGAAAGCGTCATGCACTTGGCCACGAACTCTTCTTCGGTAGCTTGATAGAAGTAGTTTTTCCAGTTGGTGAGAACGAAGCCCACGATCATGTACTCAGTTTGCTGTGGTCTGACTAATCTAATTGCTGGATATTCCATCCTATAATCCTTTCAGCGGTTACCTCTATTATACACAGCTGACTCAGATATGTAAACAAAAAAAGAGGGAGAAACTCTCCCTCTTTCGATTTATTGCTTTTGGCCATTTAGCCAGTCGGACTCTTCATTGGTATATGGAATCACCAGACTCTCCTATCGCAGGAAGTTCGAGAGTTTCTCTCGTCCCAGAGTCTCATCATGTATTCAAGTTGAGAGATGTCCTTGGCGTCACTCAAATATTCCATCATGAGTTCTTGATCGCTCCTAGGCCTGAAGCGACCAATGAAGTTCTTGATAGCCTTCATCTTACTTCTCGTACTTCTCAGTAAGGAATTGCTTGGTAGATGCGGCACCACTCTCGCCGGCAGAGGTATCAACGCCGTCTTCGATGTTGATCTTCTTCGGCTTCTTAGATTCGGGGATGATGTTCTCGAGCCACACCTTGAGCATGCCGTTGATGAGCTCGGCGTTCTTGATCTCGACGGTGTCTGCGAGAGTGAACTGACGAGTGAATGCTCGGTCGGCGATGCCCTTATAGAGGTAAGTCTGATCGACGCCGTCCTTAGTCAGGCTATCGAGGGAAGTGTGACCCTTGACTGAGAGGACGCCTTCCTTCAGCTCGAGCTCGAGATCGTGCTTACCGAAGCCGGCGACTGCCAGCTCGATGACGTAGCGATTCTCGGCTACCTTCTTGATATTATAGGGAGGATATGAGGGGATTCCCTTCTGGACGGCGCGAGTCATATGCTCGAGGTTCTTGAACATATCGTCGAAGCCGACTGACGAGGGTAGGAACTTGGTAAAAGAAAACGGATCACTGTTCATGTGATTACTCCTTGTTAAGCGAGTTAGTATGAGCACCCCATTAGGCGGTGCTGGCTGTCGGGTACGCAGTACATGATCCCGACAGATTCTATATAGGCGCTAGGCCTAAAATCGTCAACTATTTCTTCGACTCTTTCTTATCGAGATCTAACTTCTGTAGCTTCTCGATCAATTCTCTAAGAGTCGTATGGGTCACGTATCCTCTCTCTAAGAGGAACTCGGCTCGTGCCACGTAGTCATAGTATTCTTTCAAGATCCTACAGGGACAATTTCTTGTCCTGCCTCCTCTTGTCATAATCGTTTAACTTATCTAGGTAGCCCTGGTTGCGGAGTTCCTTGAAGACTAGGTTCTCGAACCCGAACTCGCCGTTGTCTGCTATAGAAGCCGATCTCATGGTCCTGATCCTGGTCTTCAACGCTTCTACGGCCGAGTGACCCATCTTGTGCTTGATGATGTCATCGATCAGGTCCATGTAGT